TTAATTGTTTTTTTATTTTTTATTTTTTCAAATTGTTCAATCAAAAGAAACAAACAATCATCGTTGTTTATATTATATTCATACGCAGGTATTAATATTGTATTTTTACAATTAGCTGCCTTATTTCTAGTATCATCATCCAGTAGTAATGTATTTTCACTTGTTATTTTATTGTTATAAATATAACTTAATTTCTTCACAACTGTTTTATTTACATTTTCTATTTTAAAACGTTTATTGTTTACACTATCTTTAAAATATACAGCATCTTCATCCATTTTAACTCTAGAGACAATACATATACATTTCTTATATTCTTCTGGTAACAATATATTTTTAAGAATATTTTCCACATAAATTGTTTCCCCGGAACTCCAAAAGCCAACATTAAAATTATTAAAACAATATCGTAAAAATATATTTAATTGTTTTCTTTTAAAACACAAAAATTCTGTTGTGGTAACTACTTTTTTTTGAGTTTTGTTTTTTTTTTGTTTTTTTTTTGTTTTTTTGTTTTTAATTTTATTTTTTGTTATTGTATATCTAATATTTATCATATCTGCACCTATTATATTTTTTAAAAAATAATTGTTACTTACTGGAAATACGGAATGTATTAGTGTACTATCTAAATCCAAAATTAAATTTAACATATTATATATTATTAATATTTAATTGTTCATCTTCTATCAATTTCCACCTAGAAATGCTACGAATTTCTGTTTTATTATTAACATTAATTACTCTTACTTTACCTACCCATTGGCTAACAATAAACCATTTATTTTCTAAATTACTAAATCGTTTATTTCCGTCATCAAATACCGTAATTTTATAGTAATTTGGATCGTCAACATCCACCCATTCTGGCATTAATATTAATAATGTACAAAATATCTTTAATGATTTAATTCAATAGAAACGATTTTCAACGCAACTTGTTCAAATTTGTCTCCGCGAATGCCGATTTTACCATTCATACCAATCCATTCAAATTCTACATTATATTTTTTAACAAATTCGTAAAGCGCCTTTAGTTCCCCATTGTCTCCTGCGTAGCCTTCATAATTTACTAATTCATCAAATAAAATAATGGTGCCTTTTTTCATTCGGGGCGCTAGTTTATCTAAAGTATAAATTGCCGAACTATATAAATCGCTATCGATGTGAACAAATCCTACTTTTTGTTCCGGATGTTTTTCTAGGAAATCTTCTAAAGTTTCGTTAAATAGTCCAATAACTAATTCAACATTGTCTAGAACTTTTGGAATTTTCCAGGTGCGACGATTTTCTCGGGAAAAAGCCCCCTTGTCGAAACCTGGACGCCAATCTTCTGGAAGCCCCTTGAAACTGTCAAATCCGTATACTTTTTGATCAGTAAATTTGGCAAAATAATTAAGCGTTCTCCCCGAAAAAACCCCAAATTCCAACCACAAATCATCCCCAATCGGCGGCATTTTCATATCTTCAAATAAATAGTGAAGTGGATATTTTTCGATATCTGGAATTGTTTTTAATTTTTCAATAAACTCTTCGTCGGCGAATGCGGGCGTTTCAATAAATGCGGGATTAAATGTTGGTTTCATATAATTTAAATCATAGATTATTTAAATTATACTTTTAACGCCGACGTTTGCTTTTTCTTTTGCGTCTTAATATCTCTCTATTTAAAACTTACAGGACGTGAGTGCTTTTTGGTAGTGTTTTACCCAGAGTCAGATCTATATTATAATTCATTGCATCGGCGTATTCTTGTCTGAGTTTATTGTCTCGATGATCCTGTGGTGTTATTATGGTTGAAATACCAGGTATTTTAGCAGTCGATTCAGATCTAGCCTTCCTCTCCTTCTCCTTCGCCTCTTCCGCAACCCACCTCGCAGAACGGGCTTTGGCGTCTGCATTGTTGGCAGCTGTCCTCGCCGCCGCCGCCTGCGCATTTGCTGTCGCATAGTCAATGGTATTAATCTTCGTTTTATTCGCCTTATCCTTCAACCCACTAGCCTCCCTCTTCAACTCCGCAGCCACTCCCTCCAACCGACTAGCCTCCCTCTCCAACTCCGCAGCCTTTGGTCCTCCCCCTCTTTTTAGTCGATGTGTCATCATTCGTCGTTTTTGACGTTTTGGTTTTCGGCGGTTTGTGCTTTTTCTGCGGTTTGTGCTTTTTCGGCGTACAATTCTTCTCTTTTTTGACTTAGATTTAACTCCGTAAGCTACGCGTCTCCTACCAATCTTCGATAAGCGGTTAGATTTCGCCATCTATATATATGGAAAAGATTAATTATAATTTAAATTTCCTGGAATTTAAATTATACTTTTAACGCCGACGTTTGCTTTTTCTTTTGCTTATGCTTTTTCTTTTGCTTATGCGTTTTATGTTACGCTTTCTTTTTTTACTACGTCGTTTTTTTTGTTTTCTTTTAATTGTTCCCCTACCTAGAAAATCCCTTATGTTACATTTTATCGTAAAAATGTATTCTAGCCATTTTCTCTGTTTTATCAGCAAATCTAATAAATATTTAATTTTTCTAGTAAATGTTCTTATATCTGTTGTATCTATAATTTCCCTAATCATTCTAACTGTTCTTTTTAATTGATTGTTTAAAATTGATACTCTTATATCTCTCATATCAGAAAATGAGTTTCGATATTTTTCTTTTCTCAACACCATTTTTTTAATCTCCTCCACCTCCTTTATCGCATTAGCTAGAATAGAGAGATTATAAGAGACATAATCATTGATACCATCGTCAGCAAAAGATACCGTTTGTCGTGATTGATTTCTTGTTTGAAAGCCATTTATTCTATCGGTTAGTAACTGAAATAAATCATTAAGTAAATCTTCATTTACATCCGGATCTTGCTCCAACGACTGGTCTCTCGCCAACGGTGGGTCTCTCGCCGCCTCCGCATTGACAACCCGTTCATACTCACTAATAATTTCTCCCTCCCTTCTTGCTGTGAACTCGATACGACACAAGGGACAATTACGAATTTCAACATTTATCATACTGTTAGCACAATTCAAACAAACAGAATGAATACACCTTGGGTTTGTCGTTCTGCGCCGTTTAGTAGACCGATTTTCATCCTCAGGGTCAAATTCTATTTTTTTTAATAAACTTTCATTATATTTTTCATAACAAATAGGACATCGATTATCGCTTCCCGCCAATAGACATGAATTTTCTTGAACATCCTTAAGCGCTGCCCCCCCTCGGTGTTTAGTTTTTCTATTTCTATGCATATATAACGCAAAGATTAATTATAATTTAAATTTCCTGGAATTTAAATTATATTGTTAATAGTCTAAAAAAAATGTAAAAAAGGTAAAAATGCTTAATTGGAGTAAGCAAGACCACCCATGCCACTCATGATGCGGAGCACATTGTAGTTGACCGCGTATACACGGACCTTAGCGGTGTTGGTCGATTCAACAGTGGCGTTCGAGAGAACAAGTTGAAGGGTGGCGTTGTCGATGCGCGAGAAATTGCAGGTGCCCGATGGTTGATGTTCTTCGGGGCGGAGAGCGAACGAGTAGAGATTGATGCCAGTGTCGGGGTGGCGGCTGTGGTGTTGCCAAGGTTGGACAAGGTCGAAGTAGGTGCCTTCGCGTTCCGAGAAGCGGTCTTGGCCATTGAGTTGGAGCTTGGCGGTAACAACAGGGTTTTCTCCCCAGCAGTGCATGTCGAGCGAGGTTTCGGCGAGTACGAAGGTACCAGCATCCGAGACGGCGGATTGGGTATCAGCGGTAATATTTTCCCAGGCGCCCGTTACCGCACCGTTAGCAGTACCCGAAACATCCATAGCACCCGCTTGTTCAAAGAAGCCACTGCCGTCAATGAACGCAGCAGAGTTTTCGCCAACAGAGTTAGCGCCACCGAAGGCCATAAGCGAGTTGGGAAGAGCATCAACCGCGTCGGTGTAGTTGAATGGTTGAGCACCAAGAGCCTTGTAGAGAGGTTCGTCAACTTCGAGCGAAGAGCAGTAGTCAACGTGGGCATCAGGTTGTACAACCCAGATGAGTTCCTTACAAGGGTGGTTGAAGTTGAGCTTGATCTTGTTGGACGAGGACCCGACCGATTCATCACCAGTGAATTGGAGTTGTTCGATGAGG